GACCACACCACACCCACAGGAAGCCCAGCAGTCGCATCAACGTATCGAATCTGTCCTGCGTCTGTCATTAGAAGACCGTTAGCGTACTCATCACCACCAGTTGAAATAGCCCTGTTCAAATCACCAGATAAAAGCACACCGTTCTGAAATGTGTCTGTCGGCTGAATAGCGCCAGTTCCTAATTGCACCAGGTCATTAACCACTGTAAATATAGACATTAGTATCTTTCCTGTGGGCGTTTAACGTCTTGCCATAATTCATCTAGAGGTGCCGTAATTATGACACCGTTTTGTGCTTTTATGTTGAATTTTGCGGGTTTTTCGGGTTCTTTTGGTGTTAATTCCTGCATTATTTGAGCGCCGTAGGCAAAAGCATCAGCTGGATGGCTTGCCCAATTATGCAATGGTTCACGGCTAAAAACCCCTAAATCTTCATTGTATGCGTACTCCCATGCTATCAACCCATCCATTCCAGCCTCGCACAATTCAGAGTTAAACTTGCATTTTGGAAGTACGGCGCGTGCTGCGCTGATCTGGTCTAGTTTTTTGGATTGAGGCACGATAGCGCATTTGTCAGTGCCGAAAGCTTGGGCAAATCGTTCGATTGTCGTGTGCTTGCTTTGAAAAGTCTTGGCTCGTGCATCATGAGGCAACCATACTCGACCAAGCTTTTTACCTGCTCCCAATTCAATAATCTTGTCACGGATTCGTGGTATCCAGTCGTCCGCATCCAAACCCGTATCGCCATCGTATGCCAGCACGCGAAAGCCTCCAAGTGTGCGCTGCCAATACCAGAAAGAAGCGGTATCCCTAAAACCAAGGTCACACGAAACTTCAATTCCTGCCCCGTCCGGGTCAAAATTTACATCGGGTGTTGCCCTTCCTTCTCGAATGGCTTGATTAACCCACCGAGCCAAAATCGCGCCCTGAGTTGCGCCATAAGCACCATTCCATATATGTTCGGCTTTATCTGGGTCTCGCTCAAAATCGTCAATCATTTCTTGACGAAGTTCATCAGGAAACCAAGGATTATCGTTCCAGTTCACCGCTACAACAATGGCGTTGTCTGGTTTCTTTTTCCTAAAAAACACATCCACTGGGTCGCTTTTGAATCTTGGGTTCCAGCTAAAAAGCATTTCAGAACCCGGCATTCGTATAGTTGGGCGTAACAAATCCAGGCTGTATTGGCTCAATGTTTGGGCTTCTTCGACCCAAGCGCGTTTATAACCTTCCAACGACTTTATCGAATCGGCTGTATGGTTTTGCATACCTTGGAAAGTGATAACACCAACCCCGCGACGGCTGCGAATGGCCTTATCCAACACTTCAAAATAATCACCAGCATTAAGTTTGACGATTTTTTGCTCTAGCAAACGCTTAACTGACTGATCTATAGACTTTTGAATTTCCCGTATACAAACTGTTGCATCATCCGGGTTAAGTATATGTTCTTCAATGATGTACTCACCGAAAAAGTGAGATTTTCCAGACCCCCTGCCACCCCATGCACCTTTGTATCTGGCTGGCTGCAATAATGGAACAGCCCACCGTGGCGTAGGAATATCAAGAACTGCGGTCATTCTTTGGGTCTACGATTGTTCTGCGTGTCTCTTGCACTTGAACAGGACCGCCTTCAGCCCCGACAAGCTCAGTCCTTGCCAACTTGGGCGCGGCAAACTCAGCCAGCTTTGCGAGTAAATCTAAGGCTTTGCCGGGGTCTGACTTGATTTCTCTTTCTAAATCACCCTCTGCCACTATTGTCAGCCACTTGGCAACATTATCTGCGTTGCCCTCCAACAGCTTGTTGATCGTTTCCCTGAATTCTCGCGTAGCTTTGTTCGGTGTCCCGGCAGTTCTTCCTCCGGTCTTAGGTATTCCTTTTGGCCGACCAAAGCCGGATTTCGGCTTAGTAGTCATAATCTATCCATTTTTTACTATAGATAGATTTATTCTACACAATTATGCGGTTTTTGCAACACTTGCTCTTATGTATCTTTTGTATTGTCGGCTATCTAAAATGAATGCATCGCAGTTAATAACTGGCCGTTTCTTAAAGTGACCACCTAACCCGACCAAATACAAAGCGTATCTACTGACGATGTATTTTCTTTTCATTTTGCACCCCACTTTATAGGGTCGCCATCAATGTCAACAACATAAACAGGCAGCGCCATTGTTTCCGCGTCTGCTTTTATTCGCTCTTTCCATACTCCCGGAATTTGTGCGTACTTTTTCCCCGTTATTGTCCGGCATGGGGCGAGTTTAGGATAGCTTTCTTTTGCAAGTAGCCTATCCAGTTCTTTAGTCTCACCCTGTTTGAAAAGTTTGTAAACTACTTCCATCGGCCATTCTGGGTCGTCTGTTTTGCTCCAGCGTATTTGTAAATGCGCCCCTAGCTCTTTTAATGATAATTCAACCAATTCGGCATATTTTTTTTTGTTGTTTTCAGCCCATTGCAATATAGCCTCAGTCTGCTCTGGTGTTGTCGCTAATACCGCATCACTGCCCTTATGCAGCATAATCCAGCCCCCTTTATATTTCTCTACAGCAAAGTTGTAGTCAGGTAAATAGTATTTCATGCTAGTTATCAGCCAATCTCTCGCGTGCCCTATAGCTTCTTTCCAAAAGCTCCGCTTGGAAGCCGGGGCAGAGTTGCCCGTTGTCTACAAAGTGCCAAAAGCCCACGTATTCACGCGTGATCTTGCGGCGCTCAACGTGCTTCTTTTTCCACCACAGCACGCCCGTTGTGGTTGTTACGCTCACATCGGCAAAATACACCCAATCTATCGGGCTCCGTCCTTTTGTGTGCGTTAAAACAAATTCGCTCAAAATCATTGTGCGCTCCTAATTTTTATATATCAAAATATAAGGCTGTATAAGGTGGGGCTTATTACCCCGGATGTCCGTAGCCCTATTCGTCAATAGGGTTCACTGGTAAATCCCAGCCATACGCTTTGCAGGCTACTTTCGTAGCTCCTGTGCCGGACTGTCCTTGCTTTGCTTCTAACCAGTTTTCTAGCCGTTCTATTTCTTCCCTGTGCGATTCGATCTTACTTTTCATTATTTCGGCGCGCTCCCAGATTGAATACTGCCAGTCTTTACTATCTGGAAACCAATCATCTGGCATTAAAGCTTTAATCAAATGCTCTGAAAACCGCTCAAGCGCTTTAAAATCATTTGCTTCGACACTCTCGCCCAAGTCTTGCCCGTCAACATTGTGCATGTCGTACAAGACAAACCCAGCCTCACGCGCCATTCGGTTAATGTCGTCTTTAGTAATATAATTCAACCTAAGCCCCATGCGTTTTAGTTCCCCGTCTTTCCGGGGTGTCATCTAAGTGCTGCATTTCAAACTGCTTAGCCAATTTCTCATAACCGATTAGCAGCGTTCGTTTTGTTAGTGGCGGGCGCTGATCTCCGCATGTCTGCATTGCAAAGTCAGGTACGGGTCATCAAACTAGCAGACAGAAGACTCTTTGACACCGTTTTTGCGCATCAGCCTACGCATTCACTAACAAGTCTAGGGTCTGCTCGCATAAAGCAGCGACGCACAAGAAAGGATCAAACCAAAACAACGGCGCTAACCCGTTGCCAGACCCTAGACTTTTTAGTCCCCGTCTTTCCGGGGTGTCATCTAGGTGCTGCATTTAGAACTGCCTAGCCAATTCGAGCAAACGAAAGCAGCGTCCGTTTTGTTAGTGGCCGGTGCTGATCCCGACATTAGTAAATTGTGCAACTACACAACCGCGTATCAGCCTACGCATTCACTAACACGACTGAGACCTGATTAGCTCCCTTACTGGGGGGTCGTCCTGGCCATCGGACAGTTCATCAAGTCTCATGCGTCTTAGTGCTTATTTTCCCTCATTTTCTCTATCTTATCCAACATTTCCCGCTTTTCCATTAAAGCTTTTGCTTTCTTTTCTGCTTCCGCTTTACTCATTCCAGCGTCGTATTGAAGTATTGCGGCGCGTTCTTCAAATGCTTCTCTGTCAGTCATTTTGTTTCTTTTAGTATGGCTACGGCCGCACGGGCAAATTTGTTCCAATCACCTCCAAGTACGTCAATACCCCACTGCTCTGGTTGCGCTAGTCGCTCACGTAGTGCTTCAATTGAAGGAACTTGCATAAAAAGATCAGGCTCACCGCCTTTGATGTATGCGACCAGCGCTTCAAGATCGTTTAGCGCCTGCTCCAGCAGTTCGCGGTCAGTCGTGTCAGTCATTTCATACCCTTTCCAATTTCAACGGCCATTAAAAAAATGGCTTCTCTGGCTGCGGCTTCCATGTCGGTGTTACTGGAAGTTTCTACATGAACCGCTGGTTTCCCGAACTCATAGGCTGATGCCTCGTAGTCAGTGAAAGTACCGAAAGCGACTTGCAGTTTCAGTCTGGCGGCCAGTCGGAATGAATCGTTATTGTCGTGGCGCGGGTTCCATAACTTGTCGTCAACCAGCGGTGCGCCTTTGTCGTGCCAATCTTTGCCCCACTTGAAGCTGTACCCAGCCGCCTTCGCAGCCAGTTCCAACAGTTTGCGGTCAGTCGTGTCAGTCATTTTTTTCCTCTAGTTTTTCTGAAACTGCGCGTATCAAGTCAAAAACGCCACTCATTTCATACGATTCAGGTTGATGAACCAAGTGCGTATCAGCAAGCTTTTTCATTTCCTTCTCTGTCAGCCCCTTCCATTCGCGCTGTTGTGGGGAGGTGTAAAGCGGAACAATCTCAGCAATACCGTTCTGTACCCAAGGATCGGCGCGTAACTTCTCAATCTTGCTTTCAAACGTTGACCATCCCGTAGGCGCAATTTCGTCGCTGATTGACTTGCCACTTAGTGTACGAAGTACATACGCCACTGGCTCCTGCTCTGGCTTGGTCTGTGGCGACGCAGGCTGCGATCCCATCTCCGCAAGGCACACCGCGCATAGCTTGGCACGTTCGCAGGTTTCCCCGCACTGATTACGTGGGTCTGGCTGCGCTAGTCGCTCGCGTAGAACGGCGCTGTGTTTGGCAATACACTCATGAAGCGCACGCTCAAAAATTGCATCTTCTTGTGAGTAAAAACCATAACCTCGCTTTGCTTGAGTAATGCCAAGCAGTCGGGCGTTTTCTATTAGCGCATCTAGCGCTTGCTGCATTATTTCTCGGTCAATTTTGTCAGTCATTTTATGCACTCCCAATA